TGCGTGTTTTACATCGAGATGGAGTTCGTTGGCGGCAAGGTGATCTTGTACCAGACCTTTAACCTTAGACATCAAATCATCGATAGTGCTATCGTTAGATAATACTGCATCGAAACCAGTACCGACCCAAGCAGTTTCGCTAGCATGAATGCCTATTTTTTCTAATCTACTACGACTAGTGGCCCATGCAAAATTACCACTTTCGCCACGATTTGCGTTAACTGCATCATCATACCAGTCGGGCAATTCGCCTCGTTTGACCCATACAATAATGCCGCCGGCAGCTTTGATTGATTTAATTTCGTTAGGAAAACGGCAATCGCTAATAACAATATCGTCTGTACTATTACGGAGTTTGTTTTCTAAACTAGCGATCCAGATATCGTCATGGAATCCTCGGCGGCAAACTTCTGTACCCCATAACTGTAGCATTAGTCTAGGAGTAAGGTTAGGCATCTTTAAACGTTCTGCCCACCACGGATCTACTTGTTCACGCCATTCGCGGGCTTGTTTAGTACGCCCTTCTAGCATAGTTCTATCCCAACCAAACACTTGCGCCACTGCATCTTTTAAACTGTTGGCAAAACTTTCTCGTCTAAAACCGTGGAAATTTGTAAGATAGTCGGCAATCGTATCCTTGCCAGAACCAATAAAACCGCATACACCTATAATCATAGCGCCTCCGTAGATATCGCTAGTATATAACAGTTTTATTACAATGTCAAATTATTTCTTAGCCAAGAATAAAGGTCATTGGCTGTCCGCCAGCAACTAAATCGCCCAATTCTTTTTCAAGTTTTTCGATTTCTTTGTCGCCTTCTTGTTTTAGCGCACTGCCATTTAACTGTGTGCCGCTTTGAGGACCAACAATACTGGCAAATTTACCACGTGCTTCTCCTAGCATTAGTTTACAAGTGGCTAGAGTATAATCGTACAACCATTGTTTGGCATACATGTCTTGTAAAATAACAAAATCAGGTCGGAAATTATCAGTACGGATCAGCACTTGTTCGCCTTGTGCGAACGGACGTTGCAATAATGTCAACATGTGCTTGGTTGGATTCCAAGCAAATTCGATATAACTACCAAATATACGACCTAGCAATTTTTGATATCCGCTGTACATTTCGTAAGTAGCGATACCGCCTAGTTGACTGCTGTTCATCAAATAGGTATTGGTATAGGCCAAGTTAAACGGTTCAAACAAACTGCCGCCAGCGCCTTGGCCAGTTCTACTACCCACGCTACGACGGAACACTGTGCGAACACTAATAATTTCATTGGGTAAAATGTACTCGTTTTGATCTACGAATAGTTCTAAAAACAAGTAACTTTCTTCAGTTGCACCCGGACTACGTTGTCTAAACTTAGCAATGGCTCTGTTAAGAGCTGTTTCATAGTGTACTGGATCAAGCTCTACTTCAACCATGCCATTGCCTAACATGTTTTTAACATAGTCAAAAACTTTATTTCGCTCGGCTGTTGCAGTTGTAAGGGCAGGGTCTGTAGGGTAAATATCGGCCATATTGGTTTCTCCACTCATATTTATCATACGATAAATATCACTATGCCAAGAATATCCTTATACAAACCCGAAAGAGGGTCAGACTTTAAATTTATGGATCGCCAAGCTAGCGAAATGTTCCAGCTTGGTGGAACCGACATTTATTTGCACAAATATCTAGGAGCAAACACCAGCTCTGAAAATGCTACTGCCGCAGAACCGCATTATGCTACAGACAATGTTACTAATATACAAGATTTACTGTTATTAGAAAACCGTGATAGAAAATACGACCCGGAAATTTATCGATTACGTGGTTGGTACAATGTACAAAATATAGATTTTAATCTAAGCCAATTTGGTTTGTTTATTGACAACGATACAATTTATATGACTGTACATATTAATGATTTTTTCAAATATATCGGTCGTAAACCTGTAAGCGGTGATGTGTTTGAACTGCCGCATTTACGTGATGATTTTGCATTAAATGATTTCGATGTAACAATGCCACGATATTATCAAATTACCGACGTGGGTCGTGCAAGCGAGGGATTTAGTCCCACATGGTATCCGCATCTATATAGATTAAAATGTACAAAAATTACTGATAGTCAACAATTTGCCGCTATTCTTAGTCTACCTGCAAATGCAGATAACCCGGCTGGTCCGACTATACAAGATATTCTTAGTACTCGTGCTAAAGATTTAGCAATTAATCAGGCAGTTATTAATCAAGCAGAGTCCGATGCGGCACTGAGCGGCTACCAAACAAAACAATTTTATACACTAGCAGTTGATCCTACTAACGGAAAACCTATTATTAAAACAGCCGACGATGCTGACCTTGATGCAAGTGGCATAGATATTACTGCGTCTGATGTAGATGGCGCACCAACACGTAGTGGATATACAGGTTACATGTTAGGCGACGGAGTTGCTCCTAATGGTATTCCTAATTTTGGTGCAGATATTCAATTTCCGTCTAGTGCAGAACAAAATGATTATTTTTTAAGAACTGATTTTATGCCAAACAGATTATTCCGCTTTGATGGAACACGCTGGGTTAAAGTTGAAGATAGTGTACGTATGACCATGACTAATACTGATACTCGTCAAACATTAAAAACCGGCTTTATTAACAATACAAATACAAATATTATCGGTGGTACAACTATTACCGAACGTCAACCCCTATCTTCAGCACTTAAACCTAAGGCGGATCTATAATGCAGTATTTTTACGACGGTCAAATCCGCAGATATCTAGTACAGACTATTAGATTGTTTAGTAATTTTACAGTCAAGTATGGTGACGGAACATTACATCAGATTCCAGTTAGTTACGGAGACCCAGATAGACAAGCGGCCGCTATTATTAGACAAAATAGTGAAAATGCTATACAAAGTGTACCACGTATAGCTGTGCATATTAAAGATTTACAATTAGACCGTACACGATTATCTGATGCAACCTATGTTGGAAAACTACATTTACGTGAACGAGACACATACACTGATCCAATAACTGGTCAGTTAACATATAGTGAAGGGCAAGGTAAAAACTATACTGTAGAAAGATTAATGCCAACTCCATTTAAATTAACACTAAGTGTTGATATTTGGTCAAGCAGTACAGAACAAAAATTACAAATACTTGAACAAATCTTAGTATTGTTTAATCCTAGTTTAGAAATACAAACAACTGACAACTATATAGACTGGACTAGTTTAAGTGTACTAGATTTAACACAAGTATTATGGTCAAGCAGGCAAGTTCCAGTAGGTACAAATGACACAATTGACTTGGCTACATTAACTTTAGAAGCTCCGGTATGGATCAGTCCGCCTGCTAAGGTTAAAAATCTTGGAGTTATTGCCACGATTATTACTAGTATCTATGGAGCCGTTGACAAAGATACGGTAAATCAGTATATCGAAGGACTTGGGGTTGATATAATGGGTAACGACGCCACTATGAGCGACTTACTCAGTACCCAATATACTACTAATATTGGTAATTTTGGAGTATTACTATTAAACAGCACTGCGCAAATTATAAATCCAGGTAGTAATGTTAGTGCGCCAAATGATAGCTTAACTGTTCCGGTCAATTTAAGTGTTCCTATCAATTGGCAGGAATTTTTAGCAGGATGTAATGGTAGTTATCTAGCAGGTTCTAGTAAAATATATTTTAGACAAGCCACTGGATTTGAAGTAGGCGGAACATTTACAATAAATGCGCTTGATAATACAACAATTTCAATTGTATTAGACTCGTCTACATATCCAAGTAATAGTATGCTTGCGCCTGCTAGCGGTAACAATAGAGCAAACGGATTTAGTGCAGGCACGTTCGATGCCATTATAGATCCTATGACAGTATATCCAAATAATGGAATGACAAATTTAACTGCTGGCGACAGATTTTTAATCATAGAAGATATCGGACATACCGGTAATACTACTCAAGCATGGGGCAGTTTTGTGGCTAAAGCCAATGACATCATAGAATGGAACGGAACTGCTTGGATTATTGTGTTCGATCATGGCCAAAATTCCAACACCTTACTCTATCAAACGAATATATACAGTGGAGTCCAATACAAATGGAACGGCGTAAGCTGGGTTAAATCGTTTGAGGGCGAGTACGGAGCAGGTTTATGGAGAGTAGCACTCTAAGAGATAAAATTGTATGTAGCGGCGCATTAGTATACGCTAGAAATACTCATAGGTTTTTACTTTTACAGAAAGCTCGCGGTAAACATCAAGGTACTTGGGGACTGGTAGGCGGAACTACTATAGAGGGTGAAAACCCTTGGCAAGGTCTCCAGCGCGAAATAGTTGAAGAGATTGGATCTCTTCCTAACATAATCAAAACAATCCCACTTGAAACATTTGTCAGCAACGATGCTGTGTTCAATTTTCACACATACTTGTGTCTAGTCGATGACGAGTTCGTTCCTGTATTAAGTGACGAACATTGTGCATGGGCCTGGGCCATACTAGACCAATCTCCAAAACCTTTGCATCAAGGTTTAAAAAATAGCTTTTCAAACAAAGCTATGAGAACAAAATTACAAACAATTTTTGATTTAGTGGGGTTAATATAATGAATTCTTACATAGACAACGTATATACTACACCTTTATATGTAGCCGGTATAACGGAAGAAGAAGGGTTTAGTACTATACAAGAAGAAGCCAGGCGAGCAATTGAAGCTTGTGAATTTTCAGCCAAAGCAGAATGGGGTGCTACACATTATCTTTCACATACTAGCTTTATTGAAAATGTTATAGATGAACAAAAAATGAAAATATTTTCAATTATTTTGCACTCACATTTAGGCAAATATATGGACACTATTGGATTTAATATGAGACCGTATATGGTAACTAGTTGGTTTAGTTTATTTCAAAAAGGACAATACGGTCATTTACATAATCACGGTAATGCCGATGTAAGCGGATGCTATTACGTAGAAACATCTGGCAACGATGGTGATTTTTATATAGAAGATCCGCGGCCAGCAAATGAAACCAGTTATGTATTTGCTAATCGATATTGTTCAGGAAGAAGATCATATAAACCCGAAGTAGGCAAGCTGATGATGTTTCCTGGATATCTTTATCACGGAATAAAAACAAATAATACAGATACGGATCGCGTTAGTTTAAGTTTTAATATTAAATTTATCGATCCTAGATTATGTTTAAAACCATAATAAGCAACACACATATATGGATATATTTTTTAAACGTAAAAAAATTATAGTAGACTGTTTTACATATAGTACTACAGTTTATGATTATTTTCCTATAGTTCCCGCAACTAATCAGTTTCCTAATTGGTGGTCCGATTTAAAAAAATCTAACGATTTAATTCCTAATCTCAATTTAAAAACATGTCAAGGGTTAATAGGGCTATATCAAACAGCATTTACTATGCGTATGTGGTCCGATTTAGCCATAACAGTAGGGCCAATTTCTGATCCTAAATTTAATTTAAGATTTGCAGACACAGAATCGTCGGCTCAACCTCACGGTGCAGACCAGTGGGGATCTTGGTTATCTGAAAAAGAATGGCAACATTTAAAAATTATATCGCCGTGGGTAATTAATAGTAAATCTGACACTAAATTTTTAATGACTGATCCAATGTGGGGTCGAAATAGTTTAAAAGATTATACTGTTTTAAACGGTGTTCTTGATTTTAAATATCAAGTAACATCTAATATTAATTTAATGATGCCAAGACCTGAAGCGATGTATAAAGAATTTTTAATCCCGGTAGGATCTCCTTTAGCGCAGTTAGTGCCGTTGACTGAAGATAAAATTGAATTTAAAAGCCATTTAATATCTAAAGAAGAGTTTATACAAAAAAATACACGAAATCTTTCGTTTATTAACAACTTTAAAAAAAATAAAAAGTTTACAAAAGAATCAAAATGTCCTGTTAAGAAATTTTTATAACAAAGAGATAAAATGACTGTTCAAATTATAGAAAATTTATTACCCGTGTGCTGGCAAAAAGGATTACAGCAAACAGTAAAAGATTTACAATGGGTACATCAAAAAGGTACATCGTATAAAGTTTCCAACGACTCGTTTATCCAGGGTATGGATATTTTTATAGACGACAATACCATCGACAGCCCACAATTTGTTTGTTATATAATAGATTCTAAACAAACTAGTCCTCTTTTTCCCTACATCAGACCTGTGTTATATATGTTAGAAAATGCGTTAGGGAAGAAAATTACACGCATTATTAGAATAAAAATTAATCATCAATTACCAGTAGTAGGATTTAACAAAGATAATCACAATATTGCCCATGTAGATGAACCAGACGAGAATTTAATGTCTGCGGTATATTATATTAACGATAGTGACGGCGATACTTTTTTATTTAATGAACATTATAGCCATAATAAAGATATTAAAGAACTAACAATAGCACACCGGGTCACTCCAAAAGCTGGAAAAATTGTTGTATTTCCTTCAACTCAGATGCATGCCAGTGCTAACCCTATTGATACTTCTTCTAGATATGTAATTAATTTTGTATTTGAGGTAGAAAAATGAATATTGATAGAT